GGCCTGCCCTGGGAGGCGCTGCCGGACAGCGCGCTGACCCAGCCTGACGTGTGGGCCGAGCTGATCCGGCACGGCATGCCGCAGACCGCGCTGATGCGCCAGCTTCCCCGGCTGACTACCCTCGGCGTGCTGACCCAGCTGGGCACGCTGACTGACATGGTCGCCGCGCAGCTGGCCGACCCGGAGCGGCTTAAGCGAGCGCGAGTGCACCCGGTTGCGGTGCTGCTCGCGGCTAAGACGTACGCGTCCGGGCGCTCGGTACGCGGGGACTCGTCCTGGCAGCCGGTGCCGAAGATCAGCGACGCGCTCGATGCCGCGTTCTACGCCGCGTACGGCGCGGTCGAGCCTGCTAACAAGCGCACCATGGTCGCCCTGGATGTCAGCGGGTCGATGGGCTCGCTGGCCGGCGGGCTGCCGCTGAGCTGCCGGGAGGCTTCCGTCGCGCTTGCCCTGGTTACCCTGGCCACCGAGTCGCAGGTGCTGGTCACCGGCTTCACTGCTGGCGGTGGCTACGGCTACCAGACCCGGTGGGGCTCTGGGTACGATACGTCGATCACTCCGCTGAACATCAGCTCCCGGCAGCGGCTGGATGACGCGGTGCGCACGGTTTCGCACCTGCCGTTCGGCGGGACCGACTGCGCGCTGCCCATGATCTGGGCGCAGCAGAACAACGTGCCGGTCGACACTTTCCTCACAGTGACGGACAACGAGACGTGGGCGGGGAACATCCACCCGCACCAGGCGCTGGAGGCCTACCGGCAGAAGACGGGCATCGGCGCGCGGCTCGCGGTGGCCGCGATGACGCCGACCGAGTTCACCATCGCCGACCCGGACGACCCGGGCAGCATGGACGTTTCTGGCTTCGACTCCGCGGTGCCCACCTTGCTGGCTGACTTCAGCCGGGGCGATGTCTGATGGACATCTGGCTGGTCTGGCTGAAAGACGGTGAGTGGGGTGAATCGAACCTAATGGACCCCGCTCACGGCTCCCGGGCGAGCGCGATGTCCTGGTGCAACGAGAACCGGAAGCTGGAAAACGGTGACTCGATCGCGTGGCAGGTGAACAAGGCCGGGGATGAATGGGGCGAGTCTGCGAATATCGTTTTGGACCTGGGCCGGACCAAGCTGAACACCACGCGCTACTACTCACTTCAGGTTATGAAGCTGGAAGATTGAGCGATGGACGTGCGCGCGGCGATGGCGAGGGTTCACCATCATGCTGCAGCTCAGCAGGGTGAGCTGGCCGACCGGGAACGTGCGCAGCGGGACCGGCTGGTGCGCGAGCTGCGCCGGGAAGATCCGGACACGTGGACGTACACCGCGCTGGCTAAGGCGGTGGGGTGCTCACCGGAACTGATCGCTTACATCATCCGGAACGAGCCGTCACCGCCTCAGGGCTAGCTGTGTTAGTACCTGGCCGCCAACATGGTGTGCCATATACGGCGGCACGCTTTCGGCGACGTCATCCCGGTTGTCCATCCAGTCGATCGCCATGGCCTCGTTCACTACTCCGCGGCGCTCATGCCCGCTGACGCTGACGTACATCCCCTCCCGCCAGTGGCCTGCCCTGGCTGCGGGAACGGGATGACGCCAGCCGCACTCCCGGTTCTGCCTGTCGGCGTCCGGCTGTACCGGGGCGGTGAGCGTCAGGCCCCCGCCGGGCTCGAACAGCCGGTGCCGGTAGATGCGCCGGGCGAACATCGTTCCGCACAGTGTCGTCGGGCTGAGTAGCCATGGCCGGGCAGCGCCGACGTTCTCGATCACGAATGGTACGCCAGTGGCAAGCAGTAGCTCACGCACGGGTCCGATCAGGTCGGGATACGATTCAGCTAGTCCGGGACGGCAGCGGGACATCTGAGAGTAATGCTGGCAAGGCGGTGAGGCGTGCACGAAGTCGAAGTGCCGGACGAAGTTCCGGTCGGCTAGCACGTCCAGGGCGTTTGCCGCAATGAATCGCTCGGCTCCGGAGCGCAGGTAATCGCGCTCTAGCCGGGGATTTGTGTCTACGCCCCACACCGCGAATCCGGCGTTCCGGTACCCGTGCGCCGCGCCGCCAGCTCCGCAGCAGATGTCCAGTACTGTTCGCGGGGAGGCTGAGGGAGGACGTGCCTCAAGCCATGCGTTCATGCACGTCCGGCAGATGTAACCAGGCAGGAGCAGGGTCCAGACACCACAGCCTCGGCAGTAGTGCTCAATGCACTCATCGTAGCTCTGTACGGTGCCCGTTGGTGACTGGGTTCCACACCCGGATATTACTGATCGGGAAGTGCCACTCGTTGGCCAGCGTGTTCGTGATGCCGGTGTACTGGTGGATGTGCAGCACGCCGTTGAGCACGGACGTGGTGACCTGCTTGTAGACCTGGACCTCGCCGTCCATCCAGGTGACCTCGATGGTTCTCAGGTCCATGCGATCCCTTTCACCGAGCGGCCGGAGCTGTATCGTAGCGTACATGGAGAGGCTCGGGCCATGGTTCTACTACGGTTCGTGCGCGGGCTGCGGCGCGGACATCGAGCCGGACGACGAAATTCGTGCCGACGGTGATGGCGGTTACCTGTGCGAGGACTGCGGCCGGGACGCAGAGGAGGAACAGTGAGCGCTGAGCTGGAAGAGATGTCGCTGGAGGAGTCGGTCCGGGTCGACCTGGCCGGGCTGCCGGTGAATATGCGCCGCGGCGGGGTGGCCCGGGTGGCGCTCATGTGCGCCCGGGTACTCGACGAGGGCGGGCTGACCCCGCGAGATGCTTCAGGGTTCGCCCGCGAGCTGAGGCTGGCGCTGGCCCAGCTGCGCGAGATGGCTCCCGGCGAGGTCAAGGGAGATCTTACTGATGAAGTTAAGCAGCGGCGTGAGAAGCGGCTGGCGGGTGAAGGATGACAGCCGCCTCGTACCGTGTCGTCGCCGTTCCGGATGTTTTCCTGCCGGACGGCACGCTGCTGCCGAACCCGCCGACGGGCAGTCAGTCTCCCCGCTTCTGGACGGCTCCGCCGCGGCACCGGGACAAGCAACTGGACTGCATTTCCTGCGCCGTGCCCGGCTACAAGTCCGGCTGCGGGAACCACGCGGCCGAGGAGCTGATCGACCAGTGGGTGCCGCACTACGGGTACGACCTGGACCCGTGGCAGCGCTGGAGCCTTACCGAGATGCTGGGGATCACCCCGGACGGCAAGTGGGCGGCGTTCGAGTCGGCGCTTATCGTGAGCCGCCAGAACGGCAAGAACGTCATCCTGGAGGCGCGCGAGCTGGGCGGCCTGTTCCTGTTCGGCGAGTCGATGATCATCCACACCGCGCATGAGTTCAAGGCTGCCGCCGAGCACTTCCGCCGGGTCCGGGACACGATCACCAACTACGACGGCCTGTCCCGCCGGGTGAAAAGAGTCATGACCTCGCATGGTGACGAGGCGATCGAGCTGAAGTCGGCGCCCACGCTGATCTTCGGTCCCGGCGGCAAGCACGTCAGGCGCAATGTTGGCGGCCGGCTCCGCTTCCTGGCCCGTTCCCGCGGTTCGGGTCGAAGCTTCACAGCAGACTGCGTCGTATATGACGAGAGCATGTTCCTGAGTGACGAGCAGGTCGGCGCGTCGATGCCGACTATGTCCGCGGTAGCTAACCCGCAGATGATTTACACGGCCTCTGCCGGGTACCACGACTCGGTGCAGCTGGCGATGGTACGGCGGCGCATCCTCAGGCATGACCAGACGCTGATGGGCGCCGAGTGGTCGATCGACCCGCACACTGACCTGTGCCCGCGCGACGAGGTGCTTGGCCGGAAGACCAACAGGTACGTTATCTGTGACCGCCATGACGACCGGGACGACCCGCGTTCGTGGGCGCGCGCTAATCCGGCGTTCAACCTGCGTATCTCTTATGAGCACGTCATGAAGGAATTCGCGTCGATGTCGATGGTGGCGTTCGACCGGGAACGCCTCGGGGTGGGTGACTGGCCGGAAGAAGAGGAAAGCTGGTCGGTCATCAGCGAAGAGGCGTGGGAGCGCTGCGCAATGCCGGACCCGGGCGGTGCCGTGCGCCCGCTGGCGTTCGCGGTCGACACTGATCCGGAGATGAAGGTCTCGACGATCAGTGCGGCGTGGCACCGGCGGGAACCTGACGGCGGGTACAAGACTGTCCTGGAGATTCCGCGGGGCTGCAGCCGGGAAGGTACTGGCTGGGTGGTCCCCCGGCTGGTAGAGCTGCGCCGGGCGCACCGGCCCATCGCGATCTGCTTTCCGAAGAACGGTCCGGCGGCCGGGCTTGCCGATGCCGCTGAGAACGCGGGACTCGAAGTCGTGCGCGCCATGAGTGGTGACGAGGCCGAGGCATTTAGCCAGATCGTCACCGCAGTTCGGAACCGGCAGGTTATCCACCTGGGTAAGGAGCAGGCGCCGGCGCTGTGGTCGGCTATCGCGTCTGCGGAGACCCGGGTGGTGGGCGACGGCGGCCAGGCCTGGTCACGGAAAGACTCTGAATCGGATATCACGCCTATCGTGGCGGCGACCCTGGCCAGTTGGGCGCTCAATAAAAAACGACGGAGCTACGATCCCCGCAAGTCAATTGGCTGAGCTATACTCAGAAAGACGCCACACCAGGGTGGCTAACCAAGCCTTACCGTACTGACCAGCCATACCCTCACTGCACCTACCTGTCCGCGCCGACGTTTCATCCCGGCCCTTGCCCAGCCATCTCTCGCCGACTACCCGCTCCCCTCCGATACGGTTCTGGCCGCACCGACTACCCGACTCGACCCGGTTCTGGCCGCACCGACAGTCCATACCGTTACGCTCCAGTCCCGTCGACAATCCGACCCATCCCACATCGTTCCCGCACGTCCCGCACCGGTCCCAGCCAGGCCGACTAACCATCCCTCCTCAGCGCTAGCCTCACCTCGCCGACTGGCCATGCCTGCCCTCGTCGACCCATGCCGACTGGCCATGCCAGGTCAGAACCACCCGCCCCGCGCCGACTAGCCAGTCCGTATAGTGGTGTTCATGGCCGTAACGACTGAACGTATCCCTCTCGATGAGCTGCTGACCGATGCACGTCAGGTACAGCCTTCGCGTGTCGTTCTTACCTTGATCCTGGGTTTTTTCTGGGTGCTCGGCTGGACGGCCGGTCATCTCTGGCTGGGTGCGGTGGTCTGCGCGGTGTCGGTTCGCCGCGGCTGGCGAGACGGTACCGGGTACAACCCGCTGCCTCCACCCCGGGAAAGTATCATCAGGTAGCTAGCAGTATCGATATTCCGCTGCTATGTGCGAAATCGGTCGCAAGCGCGTACGCTGAACATGAAATGTTACCGCCCGCGGCCAGCGTAGGAGCCGGGCTTCCGTTTCTGAGCGGAGGGTTCCGGCATCCCGTTGAGTTTTCACGAGCGGCATGAGGTGGCGCAGTCAGCTGACGCGCCTGCTTCGGCTTTTTCCGCTCAGTGCCCGCGACACAGTACTTCGGTGCAAGCCCAGTTGCGTGCCGATGGTGCTCAGCGACAGTCCGGTGGCACGCAGTCGTTTGATTTCAGCGACGACATCAGGAACGAGCTTGAACAATCGGCTGTTGACGAGCTGTTCATGCGGGGTGGCCCAGCGACAGTTCCCGGGCTCGTAGTTTCCACTGTTGTCCTTCCGGTCCAGCGTCTTACCGGGCGGACGCCCACCCATGTCAGCCAGGAAATTGTCAAAGGACAGCCAGCGTTTGCAGACAGTAATGCCGCGTCCGCCCCAGTCTGGGTAACGCGGGTCATTGATGTGCGTGCAGCGTCGGATCATATTCACCCAGCTGCCGTACGACAGGGAGCTGCTCCTCCACGTGGCTGGGTTAGCTATGCGGGTGCGGGGCTTGGCGTTTCGGTGCACAGGGATGGCAGACGGACTGGTTCGGGTTGCGTTCGATGCCGCTGTGCGCTCACTGTGCAGGCAACCGCAGCTCTGCGTCATGCCCGATCGCAGTGCGCCACTGCCTACCGAAGTCATCGTGCCGCAACCATCCAGCTCGGGTGCACACCAGCACAGCCACTTAGCGTGCGGACCAGGTGCGGTCCAGTCGCGGGTCAGTACGCGCAGACGCCCGAAAACCTGGCCCGTGAGGTCTGGAGTCCTTCTTCCCATCGGCCCATTCTAGCACTATCACGGATGGGAGGTGATGCGGAGTTATGGGATTCCTCGATCGTATCCAAGCCGATAGAAATATCGAACGTAGGGTTATCGGGGGTGTTCCATGGCGATTAATTTCGACCATGGGATAGTCCATACTGGTTAGGAAGTTCAGTCAAGGCGGGCCGGTTCACCCGACGAGGGCCATTTACGGCACTGATCAGGCGCTTGGCCTGCCCGCGCTGTACGCCTGCGCCCGGCTGCTGTCCGAGTCAATGGCCTCGCTGCCGCTGAAGCTGTACATTCGCGCTCCCGGCCAGGGATCTCCTGTTCGCTATACTGGGCCGTCTCTTTTCGATACCCCGAGCACCTCGGCGAATTTGTATGACTGGCTCTACCAGTGCATGACATCGCTGGTCCTGCACGGGAACGCCTGGGGCATGATTACCGGCCGCGACGGCTACGGTTACCCCACCGGTATCGACTGGCTGCCGCCGGATATGGTGACGGTGATCGACGACCCGCAGCAGCCGTGGAACCAGTTGCGCACCCAGGTTTACGTGTACGGCCGTCAGATGGACAACTGGCGTAATGACATGGTACATATCCGGGCTTTCACCCTTCCCGGTCGCACTGAGGGCATTTCCCCGCTGCGCGCTTTCGCGCTGACCGTGACGTCCGGGCACGAGGCCCAGCGGTACGGGATCGACTGGTTCGCCGCTGGCGGTTTCCCGCCCGGGACGTTCCAGAATAACGAGATCGAGATCGACGCTGAGGCCGCGTCCGAGATCCGCGAGTCGCTGACCGCGTCGATCCGGAATCACCAGCCGCTGGTTTACGGCCGGGACTGGGATTACAAGCCGGTGGTCGTCCCGCCGAGTGAGGCCCAGTTCCTGGAAGCCGTTCAGATGAACGCCACCCAGATCGCCGCCATTTACGGACTGCCCCCGGACCGGGTGGGCGGCGCCCGCGGCGATTCCCTGACGTACAACACAGTTGAGCAAAGTACCTTGCAGGTAATTGAGGCGCTGCGCCCGTGGATAGTCCGCCTTGAAACGGCTTTCTTCGGGCTGCTGCCGCAGAACCGCTACGTCCGGTTCAATGCCGATGCCTTGCTGAAGACCGACTTGAAGACGCGCACGGACATCTACAACGTGCAGCGCAACATGGGCCTGCTCACTGTCGACGAGATCCGCGACAAGGAAGACATGCCGCCGTACCCGAACTCGGCCGGGGACGAGAAGATCCCGCTCGAAGTCATGGTGGCGATGTCCCGCTCGATCCGTGCCGTCCCCGATTCCATGCTCAAGAGCATCACGCTGGAAGTGGACCTGATCACCGACCGGCTGGAGAAGCTGAAGGCGCAGGGCCTGACCGTGCCGGACCAGGGCTCCCAGGTGGCCAACCCGGACACGTTCCTGTCTCAGCAGGTCGGCTCGGTGCGCAAGGGCCTGGAGGGCGAGGACATGGACGACGTGATCGCGGTGCTGCGCGAGATGGCGATGGAGCGCAGGCGGCAGCGTGACACCGACGAGGGGAAACCGGAGTACCTCGGTCCGTGGATTCCCTCCGAAAAAGACCTGGCCCGGCTCGCCGCGGCCGGCGGCAACGGGAACGGCAGGCACCACTGATGCCGTACGAAAGGAAAATCGATTAGTATGGCTGACCTTAGCGCTTCTGCCCAGAACAACTTGCCAGACAGTGCATTCGCGTATATCGAGGAGGGCGGTACGCGCGACCCGTCGGGCCGGACGGTGCCGCGGAGCAAGCGGCACTTCCCGGTGCATGACGAGGCGCACACCCGCAACGCGCTGTCTCGCGCCCCGGAGTCACCGTTCGGCAAGATGGCGCTGCCGAAGATCATGAGCGCTGCCCGCAAATTCGGCATCAAGGTGTCCGGCTCGCAGCGGTCCGCGTTCGGCGAGGGCTCGATGCCCGAGGGCGCTTTCCCGGAGCGCCGGTTCACCCGGTTCCCGCTCGAAGTCCGTACCGATTCTGGTGGCGGCCCTAAGCGCATCTTCGGCTACGCGGCCTGCTTCAACAAGCTGAGCCGCAAGCTCGGCGGGTTCGTCGAGCAGGTGAACGGCACCGCGTTCGATGAGTCCCGGCTGGAGAACTGGCCGGACGTGGTGTGCCGGTACAACCACAAGGACGACATGCTGCTCGGTACCACGCACGCTCGTACGCTCGACCTGCACGTGGACGAGACCGGCCTGGCGTATAACGTGCTTCCGCCGCAGTCCCGCGGTGACATCCTGGAGTACGTGGACCGCGGCGACGTGCGGCATTCTAGCTTCGCGTTCCGGGTGTTCCCTGGCGGCGACGAGTGGGGCGTGTCGGAGTTCAACTACCCGATGCGCACCCTGGTGTCGGTCCAGCTGGTCGACGTGGCCCCGGTGCTCGATCCCGCCTACCCGGATTCGACCGCCGCCGCGCGGGCGATCAACGGCGCGGTAGAGTCACTGGCGATGTGGGTGCAGGGCGACGCGGAAGAGGTCAGGTCCCGGCTGAGCGAGGGGCGCGCGATGGAGTTCTTCCGGCGCACCGACAACATTGGCCCGAAGGCCACGCAGAAGGCCCCGCCCAAGCCGGTGCTGTCCGGTCAGCAGGCCATGCTCGCGCTGCAGGCCAACATGGATGACCCGTATATCGACGAGGGATAACAAATTCGTACTCCCGGGGTCTATCCTGGGAGCACAAGAGAAAACTGCCGAGGTCGTAGCTGCGTAAGCGTACGGACGAAGCCGGTGCAGAAGATGCCAATCAGAGAGGAAATTCGACATGGCATCGGAAGTTGCAAAGAGGCTTCGCGACCGCAGGCTCAACGTCTGGAACGACGCGAAGAAGATCGCCGAGGACGCGGCCAGTGAGAACCGCTCGTTCACCCCGGACGAGCAGGGCCGCTGGGACGCGATGCAGGAAGAGATGTCCACGCTGGACACCCGCATCAAGGCCGTCCTCGACACTGAGAAGCGCGCCAAGGAAGCGGACGACACCTACAACGCGCTCGCTGACCGGCCGCAGACCCGTGACTCAGGCCCCGCGCAGTCCCAGGTGGACACGGAACTGCGCAAGTGGGCAAGGGGTGAGTCCGGTGCCCGGTCGCTGGAGTTCAAGCACGACAGTGACGCGCACGGCCCGATCAACTACCGTATCCTGACCACGGCGGGCGCGGGTTCTAACACCAACGCCAGCTCGGTCGTGCCGACGGACTTCTACGACATGCTGATCGCGCACCTCATTGAGGTCAGCGGTCTTATGCAGTGCGGTCCCACGGTGCTCAACACCGGCGGCGGCGAGACGCTGCAGATCCCGAAGACCACGGCGCACACCGCGGTCACCGCGCAGTCCACTCAGGCAGGTAACCTGCTCGCCGCGGGCGTTGACCCGGGGTTCAGCATGACCTCGCTGTCCGCGTACAAGTACGGCGTGATGATCCAGGTCGCCCGCGAGCTGATCGACGACACCGCTGTCGACCTGCTCGGCTACCTGGCCATGCAGGCCGGCCGCGCGCTCGGTAACAAGTTCGGCAACGACCTGATCAACAGCGCCTCGGCGCCGACCGGGCTGCTCACCGGCACTGTTACCTCCAGCCCTGGCGTGACCGGCGCGACGACCGGCGTGTCCGGTGCGCCCAGCTACGCCAACCTGGTGGACCTGGAGTACTCGGTTATCGCTCCCTACCGCCAGAGCCGTAGCTGCTACTGGCTCGCGGCAGACAAGACGATCGGCGGGTTCCGCAAGATCACCGACACCGTCGGCCGTCCCATCTGGGAGCCGTCCGCGGTGCTCGGCTCGCCCGACCTGCTGCTCGGCAAGCCGCTCGTGGCCGACCCGTTCATGCCCGCCCAGGCGACCAGCGCCTTCTCGATCGCCTTCGGTGACTTCAGCCAGTTCTTCGTCCGGCTGGTCGGCGGAGTGCGGTTCGAGCGGTCCGACGACTTCGCGTTCGGTTCCGACCTGGTGTCCTTCCGCGCGATCCTCCGTGGAGATGGCACGCTAGTCGACCAGACCGGGGCCATTAAGACTTACAAAGGACCTACGACCTGACCCGGTCTGGTCAACCAGAGCACCATTGAGTGGAGGTGGTTCCCGGATGAGCAACCGGCGTAAGATCGGCAAGGTTCACCGCAAGGTGAGCTGCGCTATCTGCGGTGGCAATGCTGTCCGGGAGCCGTCCCTGCTGCCTGACGGCCGGAATGTCTGCCGGAGGTGCCGGAGCGAGGGGCGCCTAATGCAGCGGCTGCCGTGTGGGCACCTCGGAGTACCCGGGACTATCGTCATCACCGACAGCCACGAGAAGAACTTTCAGTGCGCCCAGTGCTCACCCCATTCGGTTTACTCGCGAGGTCGTACATGATTATCCAGATGGCCTTTCAGATGTCCGGCGGCCGGTACGACGACCAGGCGTGGCCGCCGCCCGGGACTGACTTCGAGGTTCCGGATGAGGAGGGTGAGGCGCTCGTCAGGGACGGGAACGCGGTACGGGTTTCGGGTACGCCTGTTGCTGCCGGGGTTTCGCAGCCAGCACCGGCGGGTGCCCCGGTTCCGCCGCCTCCGCTCGACCCTCCTTTCGCGAAGTCAGAGCCGCCTGCGAAACCAGTTCCGGAACCGGCTTCGGAGCCTGCCGTGGAAGAGATGGCCCAGCCGGCGCCCGGGGACCCGAAGGCCGCCTGGGTGGACTACGCGGTCAGCCGGGGCGCTGACCGCACCGAGGCGGAATACAGTACCAAGGTCCAGCTGCAGGCGGCATACGGCGGCCGGCTGTGACGAGTAACCGAACAGGAGGCTGGTAATGGCCAGCAACAAGGACAAGACCCAGGCGGCGAACCGCCCGTACTCGGGTACCGCGGAGTCGAGTGACCCGACCAACGAACCCGGTCAGTACCCGCCGAGCGGGAAGAACAACATCTTCGGCGGCCCGCTGCCGACGGGGACGGGTGCCCCAGGCTCGGCGGGTGCGTCCGGCTCAGCTGACGCGACCAACGAGCCCGGTCAGGTCAGTGACGGACTGACCGGGGTTACCGATGCCCAGATCACCCAGTCGGGTGCGCCAGGCAGCCAGGGCGCCCAGGTCCACGACGGCGGCCCGGATTCGATTACGTACACCCAGGCGAGCGACGGCATCGGCCCGTACCAGAACGTGACGACGTCGGACAGCCTCAGCGGTTCCGGCGATTCGACCGGCGCTAACGACTCGGGTTACGCGACCGGCGGCCCGCAGCTGCCTGGCATCAAGGGCAACGAGCCTGAGGCGGGCAGTTCCCGCTACCAGCCGGGCGGCGGTCACGTCATGCGCGGCGGGCGCGCGGTCCGGGGCTGAGTCAGTCATGGCTACCGCGAAGCCCGCTAAGCCTGCTGCCGCTAAGATGGCGCCCGCTAAGCCGAACCTCGGCGACGGCGCGCAGAACATGCTGTCCGCGCTCGCCCAGGGTCATGCCGGGAATGCCAAGCGGCTGGATGCTCATGACGGGCAGCTGGAGGGTCACACGGCCCAGCTGGACGGCCACTCGGCTCAGCTGGGTGAGCACCACGACCGGATCACCGCGCTGGAGAAGGCGGCAAGTGCCGACAAGCCTGCTGCTGCTGGCGACGGGAAGAGCGGGGGCGGGTAATGGCTGAGTGGGTGAACAACGGCTCCTGCAAGGACATTTCCGAGCTGGCGATGAAGAGTCTCGCGCCAACGAGCCAGGCAGGCGGCAACATGGTCTCCAGTAACGAGGAGGCGATGACGGCGCCCGGGTCCCAGCCGGTCGACGTGCTGAAGGACCGGGATGTCCAGTCTGACCCGGCAATTGAGATGAGCAACGATACGGCGATCAGGCCCGGCACCGACGGTAAGCCGAAGGCGCGCGGCAGTAAAGGTCACGCGCCCGGGGCGGCAAGCTGGGGCAAGACGACCGCGCCCGATGTGGCCCGGGAGAAGTAAGATGGCGGGGAACCCGGCGGTTAACGGCCCCCTGGCGCAGGACTCGCCGCATGTGCTGGCTGCTACCAACGTGCGCCGCGGGATGACGCCCGCTTCCTGGGACTCTACTGATGCCCCGGGTATCGCGGGCGTGTGGATGACGGTGGACGGTGGCAGCGGCCCGGCTGACCGGGAGGGAAATGCCACCGGGAACTTTGAAAACGGCCCCGGCCGCTGGGGACAAGTTTAGGAGTATGACATGCCTGACGCACCAGACCCGATTACCGCTCCGCCCGCGCAGCCGTGGCAACCGTATGATGCGACTGACCCGGGGGCGAGTGAGGACCAGACCGCGGCGACGACCATCTACGACGCTGTGGGGGGCGACAGCGGGGGCGGTCCCTGGCGGAAGATCCAGGACGGCGGCGGCGCGAGTCCGGAGGGCGTGGCGTCCGCGGATTCCTGGCCCGGTGACGGCGCGTCTGGCAGCGGAGGGTGGGAGCAGGTATGAGCGACCTGGCCCGTGTGTACGCCAGTGGTACTGAGCCCGCGAAGGGCGGTCAGACCGGCGGCACGCCCGAGGTGAGCGGTGCGGAGAGGGCGTCCGTGAAAAACGCTGACAAGGGTCACGACTACAAGGACGACCGCACTAGGTAGGGGCCTCATTTAAGTCTGATAAAGTCGGGTTCATGAAGAAGATCCTGGTAACGGGCGGTGCTGGGTTCGTGGGCAGCAACCTGGTTAAGCGCCTCGTGCACGGGGGGAATGAGGTTGTCATCCTTGATGACATGTCCCGCGGTAAGCCAGGTCGCCTTAACGGAGTGAACTGCACGATCAAGAAGGGTGATGTCCGCAACGGCGGCCATGTCATTGAGGCGATGCAGGGCTGCGATGCGGTCGCCCACCTCGCTTACCTTCAGGGCACCCAGACGTTCTACGCTGAACCCCGTCAGGTTCTGGAAGTGGCTGTGCGCGGCATGCTCAATGTGCTCTACGCGTGTGAGACTACCGGGTGCACGGACATGCTGCTGGTGTCATCGTCGGAGGCGTACCAGGTGGCGACTGAGGTTCCGACGCCGGAGACCGTGCCGCTGTCCGTTCCCGACGTCACCAACCCGCGGTACTCCTACGGTGGCGGCAAGATCGCCTGCGAGCTGATGGCCCTCGCCTGGCAGCGAACCGGAGTCCTCGACCGCCTGGTGATTGCCCGGCCGCACAACATCTACGGGCCAGACATGGGGCGTGAGCACGTGATCCCTGAGTTCTGTGACCGGATGAGCAAGCTCGCGAGGCAGCATCCGACAGGGATCATCCCGTTCTCGATTCAGGGCACCGGTCAGGAAACCCGTTCGTTCTGCTACGTCGACGATTGCACTGACCAGCTGGAAGTGCTGCTGCATGCGGGTACCCCTGACGGCATTTACCACGTCGGCACCATGGACGAATGGCGCATTGAGGATGTCGCCGGGCTGACCGCCTGGAACTACGGTCGCGACATCAAGATCATTCCCGGCACGCTGCCGAAGGGATCACCGCCGCGACGCCTGCCCGATACGGCCAAGATCCGCGCTCTCGTTCCTGGGCCGCTGACGCCGTTCCGTGACGGCCTGTCCCGTACCGTCGACTGGTACCGCGCTAATGCACGGTGAGGTGACCGCGTGCGGTATCTGCGGGTCACCTGACCTGATTCCCCTGCTCGACATGGGCATCCAGCCGCTGCCCGAGTCTTTCGGCTCGTCCGGGCGCTACCCCCTCCGGCTCGTCCGCTGCCTGATCTGCTCCCTGGTCCAGCTGGATTTCATCCCTGACCAGAAACTGGTTTTCAAGCGGAACCACCCGTACTCCACCGGTAACTCTGCCGCACTGCGCGAGCACTACAGGAGCCTCGCCCAGGGCGTTGCCGAAGGCCTTCCCCTGGAGGACGTAATTGTGGACATCGGCGCCAATGACGGGACCTTGCTGTCCTGTTACCCGTCGGGTCAGGCCAAGGTCGCCGTTGAGCCGACCGATCAGGGGAAGAAAATACCGGGGGATGCCGCCTGGTACCGGGAGTTCTTCACCAGGGACCTGGCAGTTCGCATCCGGGAGAAGTCCGGGCCGGCCAAAGTGGTTACCGCTTGCAACGTCCTCGCACACGTCCCGGACCCGCATGACTTCATGGCCGGGGTCCGCGTCCTGCTGGACGATGACGGGACTTTCATCACCGAGAATCATGACCTAGCCAGCGTGACGGACGGGCTCCAGATTGACACCGTTTACCATGAGCACCTGCGCTACTACTCTCCCGCCACGCTCTCTTTCCTGCTGGAGAGGCATGGTTTTCATGTTACGTCCGTGCAGCCGACTGACATGCACGGCGGGTCTTTCCGCACCACGGCCCGAATGTACAAGCCGGACTTCCCGCACCGGGCCAGGGTCGCGGCAACCGCGCTGCGGGCCATGCTGTGGCAGATGGCTAACCGGCATCAGGCTGTGTACGGGATTGGTGCTACCACCCGGGCTACACCGCTTATTCACTATGCTGGTATCGCGGATTTCATCTCCCTGGTGTGCGAGGTTCACGGCAGCGACAAGATCGGGCACTGCCTCCCTGGCACGCAGGTCAAGGTGGTGGACGAGTCCCGGTTGTACGAGGACCAGCCCCCGTACGCGCTGCTGTTCGCGTGGCACATAGCTGACCGCATCATCCCGAAACTGCGTGCCGCTGGGTACAAAGGTAAGTTCATCGTCCCGCTGCCGGAGCCGAAGGTGCTAGATTACTGACACGGCTCCACGAGGAAGAGGCTAGCTGTGGGTAGTAGCAGGTACGAGGATGAGCGCGGGGTTATCCAGGACTTGCTTAACGAGCCGATTGATGCTGTTACCGAGATCTTCACCCGGGAAGGTGCGGTCCGCGGGAACCACGTGCACGATGAGACCGTTCAGTGGGCGTACGTCGTGTCTGGCAGGCTCTGGGTGGCGAACCGCAAGCCAGGTAGCGAGTCGGTGGTGTCCCGGGCGCACGGGCCAGGTGACATGATCTGCGATCAGCCCGGTGTCGCGCACGCCTGGAAGGCCTTCGAGGACACGGTTGTCCTTGTCTTCACCCGGGGGCCGCGGTCGGGGACTGGTTATGAGGATGACGTGCGACGGCTGCCGAAAGACGACAGGCTGCTCTGATGATCTCTACGTGGGACGTACTCATCTGCACAATTCCGCACCGGCATAAGACCCTGCTGGAGCTGCTCAGTGACCTGGACCGGCAGTGGCAGTCTGGTTTCGGCGCGCTGCTGTTCTACGACAACCTGGAAAACGCCTACGGCGATAAGACACGGGTACTCGTTGAGGCGTCACGGGCCGACTACGTTTCCTGCATCGACGATGATGACCTGCTGGCTCCGGATGGGGTGGCCCGGGTCATGGCTGCACTGGAATCGAAACCGGATTACGTCGGGTTCCCGGTCCGCTGGACCCAGGATGGCAGTCCGAGGATTCCGGTCGAGCACTCGCTGCGGCACGGGGGATGGTCTGACAGCCCGGAAATGCTGAAGCGGGATATTACGCAGTTCAACCCCATCCGCCGGGAGCTGGCGCTGCTCGGCGAATGGGAGGGTCATTACGAGGCAGAGCGCCGCTGGGGCGACCGGGTACGGGAAACGGGGCTGTGCGTAACGGAGGCGTGGCTGCCTGATCCGGTGTACTACTACCGGGAGTCCACCAACGACACGTTCGTTACGGGACGTCAGTCACTGCCGCTGGAGCAGGTCCCCCCGCTGCCGTCTTATCCGTGGCTGAGGAGTCTGCCGTGAAAGACCTGCTCCTCGCCGTTCCGAGCCGGAGCCGCCCTGGTAACGTCACCCGGCTCCGCGACGCTATCCGGGAGACCTGCCAGGGCGATACGTCGCTGGTGGTCGGCTTGGACGAGGACGACCCGGAGTTCGACAACTACCCGGGCGGGGTCAGGTACATCATCCGCCCGGATCTGCGGAAGGTAACGGCCTGGGTGAACGCCCTGGTTGTCCCGCATGCCAGTGAGTACAGGTACTTCGGGCACATCGGCGACGACAACGTGCCGATGACCCCTGGCTGGGACACGGCCATCATGGCAGCGCTGGAGAAGACTCCGTTTGCCTTCGGCAATGATCTGTACCCCTCCCGGGTACCGGGCACGCTGTGCTGTCATGTCTTCATGCGCAGCGACGTGGTGAAGGCCCTTGGTTACTTCGGGCCGCCGTCTATCAGCCACATGTACGTGGACGTGGCCTGGTACGCATGGGGGACGGCCTGCGGGATTACCTACCTGAACGACGTGATCCTGGAGCACCGGCACTACACGTCCGGCCGCAGTGACCACGATCAGACGTACGCTGTCTCCTTCGCCGGGACATCCGCTGACCTGGACGCCTGGCACGCTTACTCCCGCGGCGGTAACCTGAATGCAGATATCTGCAAGCTCAGCGGCCGGGAGTTCACACCGGAGGAGCTAGCGAAGTTCAACCGAGACCTAAACATCCCAGATCACTGGCCCGGGTAAGAAAAGGAAAGAAAGGAAGTAACAAATGGCTACATCAGCTGAGATGTCCCGGTCTGTCTACCCGGCGTGGTGGGCAGGTGCTACTACGGTTTCGGTCTACCTAGTGGATTCAGCACATGCCACTTTCTACCGGGATGACGTGGAGATATTCCCATGGGGTGTCTCTTACCCAGCCAATGAAGCGGCGGGCTGGAACGCTGCCGTCACTCCGTGGCATCAGTGCAATGGTGTTGTCCTGGTCAGTTGAGGTTTAGGGAACTGCCGGGGAAGGCCGACGATGACGGAACTACCTCTTTGCAGCATCATTACTCCAACCTGGCGGCGCCACGACCTGCTGTTCGACAGGTGTGTTCCCGGCGTGCAGGCGCAGGAGTACCCGAAAGTTGAGCACATCATTGTCTCGGACGGCCCTGACCCGGAGCTAGCGGAGAAGTTCCGGAGCAGCATGCCCGCTACGGACTGCCAGAACATCCGGCAAGGACGTAATCATCCGGTCTGGTACTACGAACTGCCGCGGCATGAGCCTGGCGCGCACTGGGGTACCTATGCCCGCCTGCTCGGGATCGAGATGGCCTCCGGGGACCTGATCGGTTACTGCGATGACGACGACGCGCTGCGCCCGGAGCACGTGGCTAAGCTCGCCGCCGCCCTGGCGGAGCATCCGGAGGCGGCCTGGGCTTACTCGCACATGGCGTCGCACCGGCCGCCAGAGGGAGCGGACCCGGTAACCGAGATCGGCTGGGATCAGCCGTCATGCGGCAGTATCGGCACGCCCATGCTGATGCACCGCCGTAGCGCGCTGGAGCATGGCACCTGGGGGCCGCCGTCAGATTTTGAGGACTGGGAACTGGCTAACAGGTGGCTGCACGCCGGGCTAGGGTATGTCAAAGTAGAAGAGGTTACAGTGGACGTATGGCCGTCGCTCTTCTTCGGCGGCTGGGTCTCTTAGGAGGAGAGCCGTCATGGCGTTTATCGGCCTGGTTGTCGCCATCATCGCGGCGTGCGTCGCGTGGTTCGACAAGACCGTCTCGGCAGCGCACCTGTTCGTCCTCGCCTTCATCGTTCTCGCACTTATCTGCGGGCACCTGGCGTACCGCGGTCACCAGAACGGCGGGTGGCTGTAATGCCGAACCTGCTGTACGTCGCACTGGTCGTGCTGGTCATCGTGGTGATCGTTGTCGTAGTTCTCGGTACCGGCTGACCTGAGCCCATGACGGATGACCCGCGACTGGCCGCGTTCGGAAAGTACACGCCAGAAGGTGTTCTCACGCCGGGATATATCGATCACTACTTGTTTTTCGCAGGTCGCGATGACGTGCACGGTGTTTTGCTTGACTTGCTTGTTCGTGAAACTATGGGACTAAAGTTCAACCAATTTGGCTATGATGACCAGGCGCTCAATGATGCCATTGTGGCGCTGATGAAGAATCCGAATGTCGCCGTGCAGGGTACGCTGGACAAATCGCAGGCGGGCGGGGTACACGAGCGGGCCATCCTCGCGCAGGACGTGGCGAACGATCCGGACTTTTACAACAGCTTCGTGGTTACCACGTCGGCGACGAACCAGATCAGCCATACCAAAGGCGGTGTGCTGACCGGGCAGGGCCTCGGCTGGGAAGGATCGACGAACTGGTCGGCGTCTGGCGAGGGCACCGGGATCAGCGTGGACGTGATGAAGAAACCCGCACCTGGTTATCGGGCCCAAAACAACTCCCTCCTAGTAAGCTCTAATCCGGTGTTTATTTCGAGGTTCGGTGCCCGTTTGGATGTTGAACATCGCGTCGGGCTTCAGCGGAGGGCGGCTGCGGTGAAGAAGAACGGCTTGATCACATGAAGATCCTCGCTCTCCACGATGGCGGCTCAGGCTGCTGCTGGTACCGGGTCGCGATGCCGCTACGTGAGCTGGCGAAGCACGGTCACGAGGTGACCTTCCTGTCGGCGAATGATGACGA